CAGGATGGATCGATTAGTTGGCCTTTAATTATCCAATTAAATCGGTTAGCTTCTTTACGTACAAATGGTGAACACATTAGTTTCTCCTTGTTACATACTATATTTACAATATAACAAGATGTTAGCGTAAACTTTGGTAGTTTTTAGCCGATTACAAATCCGTATCCAGTGCCGCCGGCAACTGCCATAGATACTTCTGTTTCTAACTTTTCCATTTCGGATTGTGCTTCTGCTTTAAGTGCATCGCCGTTGAGAGTTGAGCCACCTTGTGGACCTGCAATAGTAGCAAACTTTGAACGTGCTTCGCCTAGCATATATTTACAACCAGCAAGTGTATAATCTTTAATCCACTGTACTGCTAAATAATCACTCAATAGCTCAGTATCCGGCCGGTAGTTATATGCATATAACATTAGTGTTTCTTCAGCTCGTGGACGCTGTAGTAGCGTAAGCTTTTTACTTGTACTGCTCCATTTAAACTCAATAAAACTACCAAACATTCTACCTACTAGTTCTTGATATTGACTAAACATATCGTATGTTGCTATTCCGCCCATATTAGAACTTGCTAACAAATAGGTATTTGTATATGCCATATTAAATGGTTCAAACACAGTACCGCCGTCGCCGCCGCCTGTCCGTGATCCGACACTTCTACGAAAAATTTGGCGGACTTCCATAACTTCACTAGGTAACGTATATTCATTTTGATCTACTACTGTAGGCATAAACAAATAACTTTCTTCAACACTGTGATCGCTGCGCTGTCTATAGCGTGTTAGTGCCTTGGTTAGAGCAGTTTGATAGTGTATAGGATCAAGTTCAACATCAACCATGCCTCCGCCGAGGAATGTGTTAACATAATCGTATACTTCTTGTTTCTGTGTCGCTAGTGTCATTATGAAGTTCTCCATTAGTATTTATCGTAACGATAAATATGTATAACAAATAGGAGAATGGTTATCCCTCGCTTATCACTATACAAACCGGAACGCGGTAATGATTATGAGTTTCTAGATCGTCAGATTGAAGAAATGTTTCATATCGGCGGAACTGACATTAATATTCACAAATACCTAGGACCTCAAAATCCTGATGAAGGTACAGGTACTGCTGTTCAGCCAACATACGATGCAGTTAAAGAAACTAATATACAAGACTTGCTGTTTTTAGAAAACAGAGATAGAAAGTATGATCCTGATGTTTATAACATACGGGGAATTTATAATGTTCAAGATATAGATTTTGATTTAAGTCAATTTGGGTTATTCTTAAGTAATGATACATTAATGGTAACCGTTCATATTAGAAACAGTGTTAAGACATTAGGTAGAAAAATTATAAGCGGTGACGTAATTGAGCTGCCGCATCTAAAAGATGAATATGCACTTAATGACTATAGTGTTGCACTTAAACGCTTTTATGTTGTAGAAGATGTTAATCGTGCAGCAGAAGGATTTAGTCATACTTGGTTTCCGCACTTATATCGCTTAAAATTAAAGCAAATATACGACGGACAGGAATACGCAGAAATACTCGACTTACCTGCAGAAGAAGGTAGCGACAACACACTGCGTGATTTGCTTTCAACATACGAAAGAGAAATGCAAATATCAAATGCAGTAGTTGCACAAGCAGAAGCTGATGCTCCTAAAAGCGGGTTCGAAACTAGTCATTATTATACCATTGCAACAAACGATGACGGCAGTGTTGCATTGCAAACAGCTGACGAAACTGATCTAGACGCAAGTAATATTTCAATGAGTGCTGATGAGATTGTTGATAGGCCAGCTCGCGAAGGGTATTCTGGATATCTTTTAAATTATGGAGACGGTGATACGCCTAATGGTGCGCCGTATGGCTTCGGAATACAATTCCCAAGTAACCCAGAAAAAGGAGATTTCTTTAATCGTACAGATTTTTTACCTAATCGAATGTTTACATATGACGGAACTAGATGGGCTAAAGTGCAAGACGATGTGCGTATGACACTAAGCAACACCTTAGATCGTGCTACACAGAAATCAAGCTTCATTAATAATACTTCTACAAATAATATTGACGGTAAAACAGTGCAAGAAAGACAAAGCCTTTCTAAAGCATTAAAACCAAAGGCGGATAATTAATGTTACATTTTTATGATGGTCAAGTAAGACGTTATATTACACAGCTAATGAGAATAGTTAGTAACTTTCCAGTAAAAGACGGCAAAGATAAAGAGACTATTGTCCCTGTTATGTATGGTGATTTAACTAGACAAGTTGCTAATATTATTAGAGACAACAGCGAAAATAAGTTACCTAGTGCTCCTAGAATGTCAGTTTATATTACAGCTCTTGAATTAGACAAGGATAGATTAACTGACGCGAGCTATACACGCTCAGTTAATGTTAGAGAACGAGCATATGATTCCGAAGCAGGCGAATACTTAAACTCACAAGGTGCAAATTATACAGTTGAAAGGCTAATACCTACTCCGTATATGATGCGAGCAAATGTTGATATATGGTCTTCTAATACTGATCAAAAGTTACAGATACTAGAACAGTTATTAGTATTATTTAATCCAAGTTTAGAAATTCAAACAACTGATAACTTTATTGACTGGACTAGTATTACTGTGGTTAACTTAGAAAACGTACAGTTTACTAACAAGTCTATTCCAGTTGGCGTAGATAGTGAAATTGATATTGCTACGCTAACATTTAGTGTTCCTATATATATTAGTCCGCCGACAAAGGTTAAAAAGATGGGCGTTATTACAAATGTAATTACTAGCATGTTTGACGAAACACGCGGCACTATTGAGCAAGGAGTAAGTACTCCTGAGGTAAATCAATACGACGATGTTCCTAAAGCCGGAGCGCAAGTAAATGAATTTGGTAAGAAGGCTGCAACAGATATAGCTGATCAAATGGCAAATGCTAATTATCTTAACTACGGTGTTTATATCGAAGGTGTTTCGGCTAAACTTATTAGTCGAGGCGTAGTTGGCGGCGTTAACTGGAATAAGATATTTGAAGCTATGCCAGGTAATTACTTAGCTGACGTAAGTAAAATACACTTAACTAACAATAATAATAGTAGCAACACTATAACAGGAACAATTAGTTTAAATCCTTTTAACGATAATGTTGTAAATGTTAATTGGGATAGCGATAGTTTCCCGCAAGATACAGTGATTGACGGGCGTACTAGTATTGATTATATTATCGATCCAACTAACTTCGATCCAACTGGTATCAAAACGTCCGGTGTAAGACTTTTATTATTAGATGATGTAGGTAATGTATCTGCTGCCCAAGTATCAGCAGCTTGGAAAAATACTGATGCATCCGGGCTAGTTGCTAAAGCAAATGATATTGTGGAGTGGAATGGAACTAAATGGATAATTGTATTTGATGCCAGTGCCACTACTAACGTAGCATATACTACAAATTTAAATACAAGTGTACAATATAGATTTACCGACGGTGAGTGGCTATTAAGTGTTGACGGTGAGTATCCAGTAGGCACATGGCGAGTTGACCTGTATGGATAATTATTTGTATGAACAATATTATTTGCAGCGGCGCACTATTTTATACACTATCAACTAACCGATTCTTATTCTTATATAGAAGTAACAGTAAGAGATCTAATGTATGGGGACTTGTCGGTGGTACTACTGAGGGTAAAGAGACTCCGTGGGAAGGCCTTCAACGAGAAATAGAAGAAGAAATTGGCAGCCCTCCAACCATAGAAAAAACAATACCCTTAGAGAGTTTTATTAGTACAGATCAACACTTTCAATTCCATACATACTTGTGTGTAATAAAAGACGAATTTATTCCTGTTTTAAATAATGAACATAGTGGATATTCTTGGGCAAGTTATGATAACTGGCCTAAACCACTGCATAGAGGTTTGCGTAATACCCTTCAAAGTAAAATAAATCGGGCCAAACTAGAAACTGTTTTTAGTATGGCAGATTTACTTGACAAATAATTTAAACGATAGTATAATAGAAGTATGAAAGTACTAGTTCTTGGTGATGTAATAATCGACAAATATATCTATGGCACTTCGGAACGACTAAGTCCTGAGGCTCCTGTGCCTGTTGTCAAGTATCAGCGTGAAGTTGAAACACTTGGCGGCGCGGGGCTTGTTTACGAAAACTTAAAAAGCCTAGGTGTCGACGTAACACTATTTGAAACTGAACAACCTAGTAGTATTAAAACTAGAGTAATTTGTGACGGACATTATGTTACACGCATTGACGATGATAAACATGCAGACAGTACAGCAGTACTAGAAACTATAGAATTGCATGACTTTACAGAATACAAGTATGTTATATTAAGTGATTACAACAAAGGTGTGTTAGACGAGTCACTTGAAATTATAAAACACTTAAACACGTTTGGCTGCAAAGTAATTGTAGATCCTAAAGAACATGCAACTCAATATATCGATGCGTGGCTAGTAAAACCTAACAACAGCGAATTTACTAAATTTGGATTCAATGATTGGCAAGGTAATATTATTACTACTAATGCAGGCGATAATGTAGTTGCTATAATAGATAATACAGAATATAATATTCTAGTTGAAGCTGTAGAAGTATCAGATGTTACAGGTGCAGGAGATTGTTTCTTAGCGGCATTTGTATACGGACTAACTAAGCAATACAATCACAAGCATTGTTTAGAACTTGCTGTTAAAGGTTCTAGAGAAGCAGTTAAGCACGTAGGCACACACACGCTTACTGTAGGCGATCTCGAAGATCGAATTGTGTTCACAAACGGTGTATTTGACTTATTACACAAAGGACATCTTGAACTATTAAAAAAATCTTACGAATTAGGATCTAAACTAGTTGTAGGCATTAACAGTGATGCAAGTGTCAAACGACTTAAAGGTGAGAGTAGACCTATTAACAATGAACAAACAAGATTAGATCAGTTGTATTGTTTACCTTGGGTTGATGATGTTGTTGTATTTGACGAAGACACACCATATGAATTAATTAAAGACATAAAGCCTGATTTAATTGTTAAAGGCGGAGATTATACTGTAGAAACTGTAGTTGGACATGATTTAGCACCTGTGCATCTTGTTCCAACTATCGAAGGTTACAGTACTACAAATATTATAGAGGCAAGTAAATGAAAATATTAGTAACAGGACACAGCGGGTTTATAGGAAAAAATTTAGCTTTATATTTACAACATCAAGGTCACGAAGTTGAAGGTTGGGATTATGTAGCAAACACTATTCCTGATCCTAGAGGATATGACTGGGTTGTACATTTAGGAGCAATAGCGTCAACTACGTTTACTGATGTTGATCAAATTATTGAACAGAATTTAGAATATAGCCTTCGGTTATTACAAGCATGCGATATGATGGGTACCAATTTCCAGTATGCGTCAAGTGCAAGCGTATATGGATCAACTACACACTTTACTGAAGATGGACCATTGTCGCCACAAAGCCCGTATGCATGGAGTAAGTATTTGTTTGACAGATTTGTGAATCAACATATTGAAGACTTTAGTGTTCTAGTACAAGGCTTTCGTTATTTTAATGTTTACGGCAACGGCGAAGAACACAAAGGCGAGCAAGCAAGTCCTTATACCAAATTTTCAAAACAAGCAGTTGAAGACGGATTAATTACAGTGTTTGAAGATAGTGACGCTTATTTAAGAGACTTTGTATGTGTAGACGATATATGCAGGCTACATGAAAAAATGTTTGATGTAGATCAATCAGATATATTTAATGTTGGCACGGGCAATCCTGTAAGCTTTGAAACTGTAGCACACACTATTGCAAACAAGTATAATGCCGGTATTACCTATATTCCAATTCCAGAAAATATAAAATCACAATACCAAAAGTACACCTGTGCAAACTTAACTAAATTAAATAGTGTAGTGGATATGCAGTGGATTAAAATAGAGGATTATATTAATGGAAAATAATAACCCAACTAGACTAGACGGTGTTGTTACTAAAGGATGGGGCTATGAATTAATATGGGCCACTAATGACAAATATTGTGGCAAGATTATGGTCTTTGAAAAGGCTGGAAATAAATTTAGTATGCACTTTCATAAAGAAAAAGACGAAACTTGGTTTGTAAACAGTGGAAGATTTAAACTAAGATATATCGAAACTGACACTGCTACTGTTAAAGAAGCAATTCTTAAAGAAGGCGATGTTTGGAGGAATCATCCTTTAGTTCCGCATCAACTTGAGGCACTTGAAGATAATAGTAGTATTACTGAAGTAAGTACTCCAGACAGTGTTGAAGATAATTATAGATTAGCTCCAGGAGACAGTCAAAATGGATAAAAGAATTACAATTGGACTAGCCAGAGACGGCGTAATTAACAAACGACTAGACGGGTATTGTTATACAGTTAAAGACTTTAAACCCATTCCGGGCAGTTTAGAATCAATAGTCAATCTTAAACAATTTAATTTTGCAGTTGTATTGATGAATGCCGAGCCCGGAATAGAACACGGCATGTATGACTCATACGCAGTTAACGATGTCGAAGCGCATATATCTAAAATATTATATCAAAAGGGTAATGTAGATCTAGACGCATATTATCATTGCCCGTTTGCAGATCCTAACGACAATGGCAGAATGCCCCAAACAGGAATGTTTCGACAAATAGAAAGAGAAGTGTTTATTAGTTTTCATAAAGGGTTTTATGTAGGTGATAAATTAGAAGATCTTCAAGGTGCTTATAACTTTGATGTAACTCCAATACTAGTAAGGACTGGATTTGGCAAACTAACAGAAGAACGTCTTAAACGTCCTGAGAATGTTGAACTAGCAGCAAAGACCAAAGTATTTAATGATCTTGCTGCTTTCCAAGCTTGGGTGTGTTTAAAAAAGATGCCGCCAGTTAGCCTTACGCCTGCGCTTCACCCCAACGTAAAATAATGTTTGCGTCAGTTGCTGCCCCAGTAACTTTATAGATATTAATAGCTAATACGTCTGGACCATTTGGGAATGTACCTCTACCACCTAATGTAGTATTTGTAAGTTCTTTTAGCTCTCCTAGATCCAACGATGATAGCTCTCCAGGTACCGCAATAAACGAAAAGATAGTTTCGCCTGGCTCTGCATAACCAGCAGTACCAAATTCAAACGTAACAGTATCGGCTGCGGTAACTGCTGAAATAGCTGAGTTATTAAACTCTACATCATAAAAAACAACATTACCTAACTGTCGTTGTGTTACGTTTGAAACAGCAGTACCAGCTGGCCAATTAGTGTCAGTTACTGATACCGTTGTGCCAATGCCTGCACCAGCAGCTTCCCATGAGGCTTGAGTAAACAATAGTCTGTTTACTTTACC